CTCATTCAAAGTATAAGGGGTATCTTCTGCATTTACAAGCTCAGCAGAAGGACAAACTGTTTTTGCGTTTAAGCTCCCCCAATTATTACGGTACTGATCTAGACTTACTGAATGACTCATATTAATTAAATTTTGCTATTGACGAAGATGCGATATCTATTTGTTCTTTTTCTATTGTTTTTGTGCTGTCAGAAAATAAAGCTTCATAAAAATTATTTTCTAAAGTGAGACTTTTATCCACATTTATCAGACTCACAGATAAAATAGTGCTACCTACCTTAAACCTGCCATAACCAACAGGAACAGGAGAGCCTTGTTTGGCGGCATTCTCTGCCTGACTAAAAATGTAAGAAGATGTTGAAGCTGTATCAGGATCATCCGGCGCAAGTAGTTTGCTCATAAGAAGATTCATTCCTATAGCAAAAGCAATATTAATAATCACCGCAGCAATTTTCATCTTAAGTGTTAATTTTGCTCCTGCTGCAACTATAGTCATAATAGTGATCCCTATAGCCCCCATGAGTATAGGAAGAATAACTACCTCACTACCTTTAACATTAACTAGGTCAAAATTTTTATCTGATGTCATTTTGCCATCCACAAAGATGCTCATTTTGCGTTTCCTGTTCAAAGAGGTGTATTTTCTAAGCATTCCAGTGTTAGATTCTATAGCTCTAAAAACTTCAGATAATTTTGAGCAAGCAAATTTGTGGTGCTTACCTACTATTTCTCCAAGTCTGCCATGTATAATAACATTTGTCATTAGTATATTATACACTTTCAAATGCAAAAATAAACTTGTTTAAAAGAATAGGGGTCAAAAAAACAAAAATTATCATCAACAACTGAATAAATTAAAGAAAAATGGCGATGCTCTTTCGCATAATCTAAATCTTCACTACTGGGAGAAGCTGAGCCAAAAACATGAGAATGCCATATAAAAGATACACTCTCCTCTCTTATTATATCGAAATAGCTCTCGGGAGATATTTGAAAAAAAAATCTTTTATTATTGTGAATATTTTCAAGAAAATGCAGATTTTTATCTGTGGCTATGCCGCAACATTCATAGTCACGATTCGAACAGTGCATTTGTATTTTTTTAAAAAACAAATTAAAACTTGTAAGACTCGATTGATGGAAATCCTCCAAATGGTAACCCTTTCTTATAGTCTTTAGAGTAATGCTTAAATCTTATTTTGCACCCAGTTAAATTTTTCGAACACTTATCCGCAACCCAATTTTCTTTCTCAAATTGAGGGTCTTTGCCTATAGTAGAATCTTTAATACAAACATAAAAATGATTACTTAAACAGTCGTCGTTTTCTTGCTCCCCAGATTGACCTATTTTACTAGAAACATTAAAATAAGATTTTATTCTGACTATATGCCCTCTATCGTAAGTTGTAGTTTTATCATAATCTCCTTTGTAAGCATTGTTAGGTAAATCAATATCGTAGCCATCTTTGTCCCAAAATATTTTATTATCTTCATCTGCTACTGGAACGCCAAGGTTACCAATAGACAAAACTCCATCTGTAAAAATGTTTGTATCTTTTTTATTCTTTACCGTTTGTTCAAATTTGGCATCTTGACCATACAAACACCCTTCCCCCCTGTAAACCCAAGGGCAATAATTAGCAACCATTATTCTTGCGGGTAATTTAGCCCCCTCATATTCAAGGGGAGAAATAAGCTCAAATTCAACAAAAAACTTGTTTTCTTGCGATTTTTTATTTATTAAAAACCTATCATCACTGAATCTAGCTTCAGGATCAGGTATGGCAAAAGGATTAAAACTATTAGGAAAGTTTACTGAATCTAAATATTTTAAAAAAGTTCTTTTTCTAGTGAACATATGCCCAACCAGATCAGATCTTGTTTTTATGGCGTCACTCATTAAGCCTTCCAAGTTCGCCACAGTCAAAGTCGGTCTAGGCATTTTACCATCGCCTTTTTTCTCGAATCCTACAGCATCTACTGGAATAGAAATATAGGTTCTGCCATCAAAAACTATATTAGAAGAGGATATAGTGCCGGGATGAAATCGAAAAATTCCATCTTGCTCTCCTAAATCTATCTCATATAACTCAATGATAGTGTCAGGTAAAAGGTCTAATAAAGAAGAATTGAATGATTGTGTTGACATAATTATTAGCTAGTTGTTTTAATGTATCCAGCAAACCCTGAGTTATCCTCTACAGTGTTGTTTTGAGTATTAGCATCTATTGATGTGCTAATGATAATCTGCAAAGGTTTACGAGCTCTTTGCGATAAAGTTAAATACACGGAGTCTCTTTCTCTTGGAAGTAACTGTTTGTTATACATAACTATATCCGAAATGTTAAAACTTGTTTTTTGGCCACCGTATGCCCCAAGAATGGGATTTATATCAAAAGTTAAATTCGACAATGTAACATTTTTATTTTTAATTAAAGGTTCGTTATCAATATATACAGAATACAGAAAACTAGAGCCGCTTTTTTTAGCAGTGACATTGTAAACAAAAGCATAACTAGGTAAAGTTTCAACTTCAGTTTTAACTGTTAAAGATGTCAAAGGGCTACTAGCATCACATGGCATGCCAGTTGATTCTTGTATATTCCCAACTCTATTATTCCTACCTTTAATATAGATTCCCTGATGAACTGTATAGCCTCCATTTGAAAATTTAGAAAAAACATAATTGCTATTATTACGAATTCCATCGTTCTTGAATTGCCTTCCTGACCGAAAAGAATTAGGAAAAACAACATAGAAAAAATCAAACTCTTCTGTATTTCCACTTAACAGATTAGAACTCTGCACCCCCTCTATAGTAGCGGTGTCGTTGCCGTCAAACTCTATAGAGTTTTGATTATTAAAATACTGAGTCCTCGATATGTTTGAATAAAATTTTGGCTTGGTTGATCCACCTGTTATTTTTACATTTGATATTGTTAATCCAGTTTTTACTTCTGCGGCTTGCCACGTTTCTACAGTTTCGTCATTTGCTGCACCATTAGTTCCTGTATTATAAACTGTCGTGTTAGCATCCCATCGAGCTATAAACCCTGATATTTCACTTATCTGGAACTGCGTATCAGCAAAAAGCAGTGTACCCATTATATTGGATTTGGTATACGCATTACTATCACTCTTAATTGCATATCCGCCCCTTCCTCCTTTGGCAGGCCCCCCGTTTAAAGTAGTGTTTACATTAAATAAGATGGTTTCATCGCCTGCTATTTCATTGAACGCTAAGTCAGCTCCACTAGATCCAAATTGCCCAAATGCACCACCATTGCCACCTTCAGATATCTGCCTTTCTACATCTAAAGCTCTGCCCGCGCCAGCCTTACTTAATGTTCCTTTATTTTCGTGTTGTTGACCTTCAAATGAGGTACCTATTTGAGAAAGTGTTGGAGCTGGCGAATAAGTGTTTCCTGAGGGAGATCGACCGTAACCTTGACCTCCCCCACCAAACCCAGCTGTCTGCAAGCCGACCAAATCTTTATAAGAAAAATCCCCTAATATTCTGCTGCCTTGGATTATATTTATATCATCATTAGTGCTTTGAAGAGATAACGACACATTATCTTCTATATCATTTTCGTCTCTTACATCTCTTACTAAAGATGCTATTTTCGAAGTGAAAAACCGATCCCCTCCACCACCGCCGCCACCCCCAGCATACACACTAAATTGAGGTGCGAGATAAATTTTAAAATTAGAAATGCTACTATGTATATATATAGCATCTCCCCCTTCGCCTCCATCATTACTGTTTATTTTTTGGCTAAAATTTATGCGACCTCCACCTGTTGGGTCCCATTTTACATCAGTGAACCCGCCGTTACCACCTCTTCCACCGTGACCAATGATTCTAGCCCCATCTTTTACATATAAATTAATATTTAATTCTTGAGGAGACGAGCCTACTTCAATTTTTCCCCCAGTATCAATAGCGGGGCTATTTGAATCATTTGATCCTACTATAAAATTCTCGCTTACTATAAAATGTGCGCCAGTATAATAGTCTGTGAAATTAGCGTTATTTATTCCTCTTTTATCAAGTTCATATGCAAAGCGACTATTTAGATTTACATTTGTCTCATTATTGTCAAGATAAATTTCTAAAGCCCCTTTATCAGCAGTAGATAATTTTATCGTTGGGTCTGGGTTACCACCGACAGGCAAACTAGTAGAACCTGAAACCAAGCCTGTTAAAACATCACTATTAACAGCTTCCTCAAAAGAGTCTGCCCCAGAACAATAAACCCAATCAGAATATGATGCTAAGTTGTTAGAAGTATCATAATGTTCACCTCTTATTCTGTAGTAATAATCTGTATTTGAGGTTAAACTTGTATCAGAATAAGTATTGAATCCATTTATACCTGTAGAAGTCCCATAATAAAAAGACTCTAAAAAATGTCCGCCTTCAGACAGTGGTAAGGTAATTGGTTTTTCAGTTTTACCTATATTTATATATTTTAAATCGCTCCAAGTTTGAGTAGCATTTGTTGACCTCTGTATGTGATATTTTTCAAAGTAATATCCAGTAGGAGGATTAACCCATTGTAAATCATGATAATAAAGCCCTAAATCATCTTTTTGATTTGTGATCCCTAAAAATTTCTGAGGATGAGCTGGAATTAACTCACTGGTACTACCAAAATGCCCAGTAACATAACCCGTCAAATCTACACGTATAACTCCTAATTCTGGTTGCCCATTATAATAAGTTCTATCTTTTGTTCCATCTATTTCAGAAACAAAACTCAAATTAACTTGAGTAGTGTAAGCTCCAGTTCCAGCGGGACCAGTAGCACCTAAAGGGCCAGAGACATCTTTAAGACCATAAAAGTCAAAAGGTATAAATTTTGTGCTGCCCGCTAATATACTTACTCTTTTATCTTGATCGTTGTTTAGTTGTCCACTGATAAAATCATAAGCCTCTATAACATCGTCTTGTTCTTCTAAAGTCATTCTTACAGTAGTGGTGCCGCTGTTAGTTAAATAAAAACCTGTACGTATGCCAAACCCTGTTTGTACGGCAAACTCCATGCCGGTAACACCTATATAACCAGTGCCTTGCGCTCTTTGTGTGACTGCTGTAGGTAAACTCATGATAAGAAAGGATCTACTGTAATTAAATTAAGAAATTCTATTTCGTAAGACGTATAATCTACAGGTTGCTCCTGTAACATTATTGATATATCATTATTATCTTTAAACTTTATGGTGTGCTTCCACTCTGTGCATAAAAAAGGTTTAGTTTTGTTATAAGGAGATGGGGGCGTAAATAGAAATTGATCATAACCTCTATGTTTTTCTAGGAAATGTAAAATTGCTTTAGCTTGTTTATCTGTTCTAGATGTTAAATTTATATTTAGTTTTAATAAAGATTTGTTTAAACCATCTTCAACACGAACAATAAAATCATTCTGAAAATTTTGCTTGAAAAATCTAGGAGATTCATTAAAAGAAATACCTTTATTCAAAGGCCAATAAAAATGTTTTTTTGTCCATAAGGTATTGTTTCCTATTGGCCCATTATCATCTGTAGCTACAGCCTCTGATGCCCCTGTGTAATAATACCAGCCCGAAGTTGCTGGCGTAAAATCACTACCGCTACCATAAATAATATCGTCTTCTGAATAAGAATTCCCAGCGGCCCAAAATCCACTTGTATTAGAAAACGGTATATAAAAATCCTTCCAATCCGTAGTTGACCTATCTTCATTGTGAAGAGCCAAACTTACAGAATTAACATCGGGATATTCTAAGTTATTACTAAAAGATTCTACAAAAAACTCTAACTCTTGATCGTAAGGCGCAAATGGCGTCCAATAAATACCAGAATATCCACCGCTGGGTTTAGCACCTTTATTAAATGAATCCTCTAATAAATGAATAATAGCTTTTGATTCTTTATCTGATCTTTTGCTCAAAGGTAAATTAAAAGATGATTTTATAGAGTTTTCAGATTTATTTAAATAATTAAAATATCCATCCCCATAGTTTATTTCATAATATTTATTTTTAAACTCTACAGACGCCCCATAAGAAACTTCCGCGAAAAATTTATTTGTCCAAGGACCATTTGTGACTGTAGGTAAATTAGAGGCAGCAGAAGTTGCCGCAGCTCCGGTGTAATAATAATGACCAGAAGCACTCTGTGCAGCAGGATGTCCTATGCCACCATCATCAGTATATCCGCTATAGTAAACTATATCGAATTTTGAATAATTGTTGCCTAGCTCAAAAGCTGAAACATTTGTTATATTTGTGTCTCCAGAATTTAAAATCATACAGCAGCCTTACCTGTTAAATATTCTTGGGAGATGGATAGTGATCCCTGCATAAACCCATTTGCTGCCGCAGATATATCATTTTTATATATTTGTCCTGTGCACCCAAACTCAGCTAAAGCAGAATCTCCGTAAACATCATAAATATTTATAGCAACCCCAGCATTATTACCTGTAAAAGAAATAGCGTTACCAAAATCTTCACCTTTAACAGATAAATTTATCATTACATTTTCTTTGGTTACTCTGTATGGAACTTCGTTGCCGATTGTAACGACAGGGTTTCTATCTGTTGACACAGAGTAATCAAATGATATTTGTTTGTTGACTTTTAAGTTGTCTCCTGCTAAAAAAGATCTTAACCCATGTCCTATAGGAACATCTTCCTGTATAGAACTATAAGATTCAAAAGTTGCGTCTGAATCCCCGTCATTATTCAAGACTCCTAAAGATCCATATAAATCCATTTCAGACTCAAATAAGATTGGCTGAAACGGCGCTACAGAAAAACTTAAAGATTTAATAAATCCACTTTCAAAAGTCATCCCAGCAAAAGATCCGCTTAGAGCTTCTCCAGTATGCTCTATAGCCGTCAAAGGGTTTAAAAAGTCATGAAAATCTCCAGTACAGTAATGAGAGAAGTTTAAGGACCCCTTGACTGGTCCTTGCGGAGCATAACGAATAATCGAGCCCGTCACATCTGTCACAGGCTCCAGTGAAGCATCAAAAGAAAGTCTGGCGTTTTCAGCAAATATACTTGTATCTGCCACTTTCAATAATGCTTTTTCGTATTTTATGAATTTAGTTGCCATTAGGTTATTTTGAATTCATACACTAAATCAACTAAAGCATTCCATTGTCCACTAGGAGCGGCTAAAGCAAAAGATAACTCCTGACCAGCAGAAAATGTTGTATTAGCATTCTCGGGAATAGATGAATTTTCTGATGATATTACGTTTGTATTGGTAGACCACTGAAAAGATCCCTCGTAATATGTGCTATCGCTACCAGAGCCTTCGGAATTTAAAAACCTCCATATAACATCTCCTTGACTTATTGATCTGGCTCCTGATATTCTAGCATGAACCTTTATTAATCGGCCAGCGTATGGAGGCCAGCCCCAAGCCATGGCTCTCTCAAAGGTGCTACTGTTAGAATTTGTGAACTCCGATGTGATAGGCATTAAAAAATCGCTATTATAAACTCCAAAAGGATTAATCCCAAAAGCTGGTGCATAACTAAAGTTATTTGCTGCCACAGCGCTTGTCCCATTCCAATTGCTTCGTATTTGTTCAAAAGGTATTGTGCTAATGTATACAAATCTTCCAGTATTATGACCAGTATTAGTTTTATTGTGGGTATGAATATTATGAGCTAAAGAAGCGGACCCTCCAGTATTAATGTAAAATAAATTGTTACAAACAGTGGAGTCGTCAAATTTTGCGTCACTTTGACTTAAGTTAGTATTTTTATAACTTATACCAAAATACTTGTCACTACTTTTATTAAATGTTCCTGTTATCCAATTAACTTTTTGATCACTGCCATCTTTATTTGAATAGCTTACGACATTGGAGTATGCAGAAGAACTTGTATTCTTGAAATATATTACTGAACCGCTAGTATGAGAAGAATAAAAATCTCCGACTAATAATTGATCAGTTGACACATTCAAAGCAGCGCTAAGAGTAGTTGTCCTGACTCCGAGGTTCCCGGTACTATTAATATTTATATTAGAATTTGCGAAGGAATTAGATGAACCCAAACTAAATCCGCTTTCTGTATTAGATAAATACAAACTGTCATCGACCGTTGTTCCCAAGTTTCTTCTTAATTCTACTATAGCTCCATTGCAATTTTGTACAATTGCATCTGATCCACTAAGAATACCACATGAATGAAAAGTAGCTCCGGGGCTAGTTTCACCTATACCAATTTTACAGGATACTTCATAAATAGCACTGTTAGTTAATCCTGAGCTACTATTCCATTTTGGTATATAATTAGCACTACCACTACCGCTTACAGTTCCGCCGCCTAAAGTAGAAGTATCAACCCACTGATAATTCTCATTGCCTAAAGATTTTAGGTATTGATTAGCTGAACCTGAAGCTCCCGTGCAGTCAAAAATCCCTCCTGTTACGTAAAAATCTCCATTTACTTGCAAATCATAATTTGCGGTAGTACCCCCTACGCCAACATTTCCGCCATCCTTTATAAATAAAGATGCGTTTCCCCCGTCATCATAAAAAGTTATGCCACTAGCATTAAGAGCAGAAAGGCTCTCTCTCTTAAAAAGGTTGTCAACAGTGATATTTTTTATTTCAGGGTTGGTAGATGAAGATGCCTTGTCCCCCATAAATAAAACGTTACAACCCTGAGTGGTCGTTAGTGTGTTGTAGTCTAGTATCTTTGGCATTTTTTAAATAAAGTTTCTAAATTGTAAATCTATTGCTAATAAACCGTCAACAGAGGTTGTTATGCTTTCTGATAACAAGTTCCCTGATGCTGGTATGTTTCCATTGTAAGCTGTTACACCCAATCCATCATCTTGAATTATTTGGTTATTGTGATCTCTTATAAATTCTGAGTTATGATCTAATAACCCATCTAACGTGCCTTCTTTTAACGGACACTTAATATTTACACCTAAAGATTTATATACACCGCTTCTAACATTATCTATCATGTTTGCAGTATAATAATCATCAATTTCTACTGTGAAATTAGTTGATAATTCTACAGGTGTTTGCGTTATAACCTGAGTTGGCGCATAATAGTTCTGGCTTGTTTTTTGTTTTAATTCATAAACAGGTGTTCTTGTTATATTATATTCTTGACTAAACTTAGTAATTCTATTACTATCGCTCTGATCCACCGATAAAATTATATTATCTTGGTTTAAAAAGCATAAATGCGGCAAAGTATGAATGCCTGAGTAGTCCAGTTCCCCATTCCTTACCCCACTGCCTAATTGCCCAAATACAGTGAAAGTACATCTAACCTCAGGTATAGATCCTACTTCTGCAGAAATAGAATAATTAGTTAAATACCCAGAAGTAAAACCTATAACCTGACCATTACTTTCGCTTAAATCGCTAGCATAAATAAGAGACCCATCAACACCGTAATCACCTGTCAACTGAATCAATGGGTCATCATATATATAATTTCTAGTAAAAGAAATTTCCCCCTGAATAGGTTCAGCTAATACAGGCTGAATATGACCACCACCCAAAATATTAACAGGTGTACGCGCAACACTATAGCTCATACTGAGATCCGTAATCCCCGATATACCTGTGCCTCCAACATAAAAAATATGTTCGTAACTTGGTGATGCGTTATATGCCATTTTATCTTGCTACTTTAGTTTTGCTTAGTGAACCACCCGTCCTTTGTTCTTCGTTAATAACCTGAAGAACAACGTTTTTAACTTTTTCTGAAAGATCTTTTGCTTTCGTTTTCTCATCAGAAGTTCCGCTCTGATCATTACCTTCTGAACCACCCTCAGATTCGTTAGAGCCTGAACCCATGTTTATACTAATATTAATATTGTTAGTGTTAGACGAATTAGATGACCCTAATTTTTCCGCAGATTCTGCAACGCTACCACCGCTTTGATATCCCGGTATGTATCCGCCGTTTATTCTGCTCATAAAACCTAAACCGTATTTTTTAACAGCTTTATTGTTCATAACAAATTCTCCGCCAGCCATAAATGCTGGCACAGAATCCATGTTTCTAGGGCCTGTGGAAATATATCCACCGTTTTGAAAATCAAAATTCTGAGGGTTATTATAGAAATCTCCTTCTGCTATTTTGGCATTTTGCGCCATTGTTTTGGGTCTATTCTTCATCGCGCTAGCTCCAGAGCTTATAGCAGCAGATACGGCAGTTTGAATAATCATGTTTCTTAAAGCTGTTTTTTTAGCTTTCTTTTCTTGCCTTCTTTGTTCCCTAGCAATTGCTGCATCTCTCATTTCACCTAATAATGGGTCGTCGCCAGCAAAATACTTGCTACTCATTCTTCCGCTATCTACGCCCATATTTAAAAATGCCCCACCACCTTTAAATCTAGGGGCTATTCCAAAATTCAACCTATCAATAGCCGAAGGACCGCCTAAAGATCTTACTGCGTTACGATTAAGAACATACTCGCCGTCCTCAAGCATAGCCGGATTCCTATCCCCAGTACGATTGCCAGATATATACATGCCGTTTTGAGCCTTAATAAACCCTCCTTGCTGTTTCCCCCCAATTGTCATTACACTTCCAACAATATTTTCTAAAGCTTGTCGGCGCATAATGCGCATAAAATCCATAGCCATATCTGTTAAAGCTCCTTTAAGATCTTTGGTTTTATCTAAAGTAGCTTCCATTGCAGAAACCATGCCGTCCCTAAATTGCATAGGAATATCTCTCCCCAACTGATACTGAAATGTTTCCAGATCATCCCCAACCATACCCATACCTTCGTCAAGGCCCACCCCAAATCCACTTGGCCCACGCTTTTGAAGGTCTCTTAAGAATTTTTCATTTGTTTGCCTATATTCTTCGTTAAATTTATCTCTGTCAGCTGAAGCTTTTAATTCAATTTGTTTTCTATCTGCTGTAGCATTAACTTGAATTTCTTTCTGTCTTTTTACAAAATCATTAAAAGCTATTGAATAATTTACATCCCCCGGATCAACTTGTCCTAAAGTTTTACGCCTTGCGTCAGCGATAGCTCGTTCTTCATCTGCGTCAGATCTGTCTAAATCTCTTTGTTCTTTTGCATTTAAATCGCCTACATTAGCTTTAAACCTAGCTCCAGCAATAGATTGAGATTCTCTTATTCTTTGAGAACCAGTAAGTCCAACGCTCATATCTAAACCAAACTGTCTTCTAGATAAAGCAAGGTTAACGTCTGCTTGCTGTTTTGACATTTCTGCATCAGTAATTCTCCTCTCAGCTCTCAAGATAGATATTTCTCTTTGAGCTTCTAATTCTTTTTTAGTATTTTCAGCTTTTATTTCCTCTATGCGCAAAGATTCATCTAATAAGATTTTTTCATTTTTGTTTTGCTGTAGGCGTCTATCGTTTAACTGTTCAAGTAAAGGGAATTGATCAAAAAAAGCTTTAACATTAGGGTTGCTTTCAATTTCGTCTTCACTAAAAAATCCTCTAGCTTTTTCATCAAAACCCGATATGTCGCCTCCAGATTTTAACGCAGCTTGAAAACCTTGTAATAACTTTAACCCTTCTTCACTTTTATTCATCTTGCCAAAAATATCAGCATATTTTGCAGCATTTTCAGTATAAAATTTATCAGCAGAATTTTCAACTTTATTAAGGTAGTCGGTTTCAAGCTGAGATTTCATGTTTTGAAATTTAGCTATAGGAGCATCTATACCTTCTAATACAGAATTTTGCAGTTTAGTCAAGCTTTTCATAAACTCATTCTGCATATTCCTGTTATCCATTGCTGATTGCACTTTTTTTACATCTAATAATATATTATCTTTAATTTTTGTAAAATTTATTATTTCTTGCTCTTTTTTGCTTATACCGCTTGCTGTTTCAGGTTTAGTATTTGCTATTTGCTTAAACACTTCCTCCAGAAATAGTTTTTTCTGATCAAAAGTCGCATCTTTAAAAGACGATTTAAAAGATTCTAATATGTCAGCATCGACACCAAAATCTTGAGTTAAATCATTTAAAAATAATTGCGCGGTGTAAGCTGACTTAATATTAGTTGATCTCATCTGAGACTTCAACGCCGCTTTTTTATTGTTTTCTTCTGAAAATACTTCCGGATCTACAAATTCCTTTATAAATCTTCCAGCTAAACCTTTGATATCTCTATCGCGGCTTGCTACTAATTTTTCTCCTAAACCTCCAGCTTTTCTTTGCTTTTCATAATTAAATAATGATTTTGTCATTTCAGAAATGCTTGTCCCAGCATCTTTAAAACTAGAATCCAAACCAGAGCCACTACTCTCAAGCTTACCCATCGCTTCAGCCGCTCTTTTATTAGCGTCATTTAATTCCTCTAAAGTGTTAGCTGAAGCAACATCTCGTTGTGACTGAATATACTGTTCTGCTGCAGAAGTATTTTCTTCAGTTGTTTTTTCGTAATCTTCAGCTTTTTGTTTTAATTCTTCTAAAGATAAAGAGGCATCCATAGCACCCTTAGCTAAACCTATTACTGCTCCCGCAGCTAAACCCATAGGCCCAAACATGGCTCCAGCTCCAGCAAACGTAGTGACATTACTCACTAGAGATGATCCACGCCTTTGGTTGTCACTTTGTTCTATTCTAGATTTGCCCCCCGATATCATTTGTTCTATAGGCCCTCCTAGCATACTAATGCCCATCCCAGCTCCAAATCCTCCTGTTGACATAAGGCCCTTAACTCCTTTCCCAACGCCTCTTGCTATAGGAGACCTTTCTAAAAGAGTTTTTTGTTTTACTATGCTTTTCTGTAGACCTACTGTGCTTGAGGCAACGCTGTTCATAGAAACGCTAGCTTTTTGAGTAGCGCCAACTATATTTCTTGCTTGCTGCTCGAATGCCTTCATAGAACCTTTACCTATTCCAGCGGATTGAGCTATGCCTTTTATATTAGAATTGAATTGGGTTAATGTTATTATTCCTTTAACGAGCTCTTGGGCTAATGTTTCAACTTGCCCCTTTACTTGAGTTTGAACAGTTTTACCTTTATTGCCTGTGCCAGCCATGTAGCCCGGTATAGTCCTGCCTCCAACAAAATTCGGAACATAACCTCTGGCCATATTAGCGCCTTTACCCATTCCTTTGCGCATCATTCCGGTCATTTTATAAGGATCGGGGCCTATTTTTCTTGTCGCTAAAATAGAGTCGTATTTTAAGTTTTCCGGCCCTTCTTTTTTAAACATGTTTTGCACTATAGGTAAGTGCAAATTTTCTGTGATGGCCCTTAAAGGTTTGGATATTGTTTCAGGTTTTATGCCTCCAGCTTTTAACTCCATTACGCCAGTCAGAGCCCCTCCCTTAGGTAGCCCATTGCTAGTTTTTATAAAATCTACTGCACTATGCTCAGCGTTAAACATTCCAGCCTTATGAGCTGGGAAATACCCCATCTTTTTAACAATCGGTGCAGCTTTCTTCTCTGCATTGTTTCCGAATTCTCTATTTATATTGCCTCCGCCCTTTTTATCTCCGCCTTTTTTATTCGTTAACCTAATGTTCAATTTTTCATGTCGATCAAAACCTAATTTGCCTGTATCTAGAGAATTGATAAAAGGGTTTTCAGCTTGAGCTGCTTTAAGGCTTAATGGGTCTGCTGTCGAAGATAAAGTTCCTCTTCCTGCAGCAAAATTAGGAATATAACCAGAAGATAATGAAACGTAATCTTGGTTAAACTTAGTGAAAAAATCTTGACCCTCAAGGTCCGAATATCTTTTTTTAGCTCTTGAACCAAGACTGCTAAAATTGCTTTTTCTAGTAACTCCGCGACGATCTTTTCCTGCGCCGATTATCTCAATGAATCCACTATCTAAAACAAAAGTGTTTTTAGCATCATCCCAACCTAATTTAATATTAGATTCTGGCTTTTCATGAAGCTCATTTAACAATTTAGATATAATTTGAGAAGCTGTATGTCCCAAACCGGAATGTGCATCAGCTATAGCATTTTTTCTGTATAAATGGGGGCCAAAACCTTTACTTACAGGCTTTCTGATTACAGAGCTAAAATCTATAGGAGAATTGTATGACGGATTAACGCCTATAGCATTACCCACATCTTTTTCAAACTGTCTGCCAACTTTTTTGTTTTTAGACACTAAGCCTTTGCTTGCTATAGGTACAGCCCCATTAGGCATACCATACTGAGAAATCATTTGCTGATTAAATATAGCGCTTCCTCCAGACCCCCCATAATTGGGAACCATAACTTCGCTACTATTAGCGACAACAGGACCAACATTTCCCCCACCAAAAGCAAAATTAGGAATAACAACAGGATAAGCTCCACCTCCTGCTCCCCCTACCCCTCTATTAATCGCGCTTTGCTCTGCATTAATGCTTGGGGTATAACCTCCGGCTTTATTTTTTATTTTTGAAGCGGTGCTACCCTTAACGCCTGACGCAGTAATGAAAGATCCACCACTAACAATTGCTCCCCCTAATGAAGTAGACAAGCGATATTGTGCTTGATATTGTTCAGTAATAGCTCTTGATTTTGCTAAAACTAGTTCCAATTGCCTTGACTGATTACCTTCTGCTGAAACAATTTGTTTTGCTAAATCTACATCTGAACGCAACAAGTTGTTAATGAACTCTTCTGTTTGGGCTCTTTTTTGAGCTTGAGTAGTTATATTAAGCAAAGTCGGTACAGCTTGAGCTAAAAAAGTAAACGATTGTTTAGCGACTTTTAATATGATCTGCAGAGCACCTATCAATACAGGACCTTGTAAAACATTACTTAAACCACTAACAAACCCTTGTGCAAAAAATGCCCCTGCACCGGTAGAGTCTTTATCCAAGACGCTATTTAAACTTTTTAAGGCAGTCTGCATCGCCCCTACTATACCTTTACCTAAATCAAGAAACGCAGCATCACCTAAATTTTTCTGTAGTTTTGCAAATTCAGTCGCAGTGTTTTGCAATAAAGCTGACATTGTTTGATTTAATTTCTCATTAGCTTGCGCAGCATTTTCTGTGGCATTAACAGAAACATCCAAAGCTCTTGAAAATGTAGATTGCTCTTTATTTAAATCTTTTAATATGGCTGAAAGAATATTAGCTTGGAACACGCCTGCCACTTGTTCACGCAAATAAGCTTGAGTAGAATCAGCTAGTTTATCATATTTTCCCGCAAAATTATCTAGCACTTGAGTCGCCGGTAATATGTTGCCTTGAACATCCCTTACTGTAACATTAAATCTTTCCAAAGCTTCCAATGTCGATTCACGTTGCAAGCGTGTGAAAATAGTTTTTAATGCGTTACCAATAACAGCTCCACCTCTACCAGTAGTTTGCTGAACAGCAGTAATCAAAGCATTAAGCTCATTGAAATCAACTTTGGCATCAACAGCTGCAGAACCAACTCGACTTAAGCCTTCAACCAAATCTCTAGCCGCAACAGCGAACTTTGTTTCAACTGCGACAAATTTATCAACAGCAGATGTCGTATCAAGATCTGTAAACGCATTAACCGTAGCAGTCAAAAGGTCAACAGACTTTTTAGCATTCATTCCCGTTAAACGAACGAGCGTTAACGCATCAGAAGTTCTTTTTAAAACCTCTTCTGTTTTTAAACCTTGACGAGAAAATTCTAGAGCAGCAGAAGACGCAGCCTGAAACGTTGAAGCTGTTTTTTGTGCTGTGTCAAATAATTTATTACTAAACTTATCTAAATTGCCGCCCGAAAGATTTAAAATACGATTTATATCAGCGAAAGCAGCTTCGACCTCAATAGATACATTTACTAAATCTTTTAAACTTTTAACGACTGTAGCTAAAACTGCAGTTGAGGCACCGAAAGCAATAACACGCGCATTTGCTGCTTCCATCGCAGATTCGAACATGTTAACTTGGCCAGTGATTTTACCAAGTGGCCGAGAGAAAGATTTTTCATCAATAGCAAACTTCAGTTTAGTTTTACTTGCGCTCTTAGAGTTAAACTGCTTTGCACCTTTTTCAAACCCTTTTATCAGATGTTGAATATCTGGATCTATTTTTACATTTATTGCCATAGCTACTAATATTAATTATACACTTTTTTTTAATAAAAAATCATGTATTCATAGCATTCATTAGATCTTTCATGTCCATTTTGCCGCCTTTTTCTTTTAACATACTGGATAATGACTTACCTTGGGTTTCTTTGTACCCTAAATGATCGTAATCTTCTGTTTTAGCTCCGACAATGGTTGAGGCTCCGTCTTTATCAAGATTCTTCAAAACATCTTTAGCTTTTTCTTGAGAATTCACATAATCAATAATTTTTTCAGGGTCTCTTTTTATTCCATCTGGTATCTTTGGGTAGTTTTCGAATATATTCTTAAACATTCTAGAATATACAATTAGCTTCACTTGATTTATAGATAATTCAAATAAAGGTTTATTATAGAAGTTCCTTACATCTTCGCAAAAAGGCATGTACATTTGAAAAAAATCTTGCAGAGTAACCTTTTGAATATTGTTATCGTCAAAACATAAAAACTTATCATTATATTGTGATATAACATAAGTAAGATCTTCAGCTTCTAACAAGTCCACCTCTTCTTGACTAAAAAAAGGATTATTTAATTTTTGGTCTTTATAAAAAGAACATAAGATGTAATGCTCTGAAACTCTTTTTTCTGCGTATTTTTCTGCGGTTTGTCCCATAAGCTCGCGCTTTTTATAGGATATCATATTGTATTCTTGATTTGCTTTATCTATATCATTATCTACAGAATTTATTTCACTTACACGGTAAAGATTTTTTCTAGTATCTCGCAGATTGTTTATGTATTTTTTTTGCTGTTCTAATTTGGACTCATCATTACTTGTCCAGATATTGTTGTCCGTAATATAAGCAAGGGCTTCCTTTTCGGTAGGAAGCCCCATTACAATAGCTTTATCAATAAGCTCTTGTTTTATTTTTTCTACATATATTTGATCAAAGACAGATAAATGTTTGATATATA